TGGAGATAGAACGGTTCAGTTAGAACAAGGACCAGTTCTTATTCCAGGAGATGAAAGGTTTAAATGGAATAAGGAAGATATTCATGCAGAATGTAATGTTAATTACATGGAGAGAATGCATGACATTGCTGGTGTAGAGCATGAGTTTGACACATCATTCTACCCAACAAAAAAAGAAGAATCCAGAATGAGGGATTGGAAGAAGAAGAAAGTAAAAACTAAACATCTTGTTATGAATGTTTTATCTGGATCTTCTGTTCATAAAGTCTGGCCTGGAAATGATGCTTTAATGGCTAGGTTTCTTGATATGCGAAAAGATGTTACATTTATCACAGTAGGTGATTATGCATGTAAACTTCTTGAGCAAGGATGGGAAAAAGAAAGCAGGGTAATAACTACATCGGGTGAGTGGCCTATAAGAGATGTTCTAGCTTTAGCAAAACTATGCAATGTAATTGTAGGGCCAGAGACAGGAGTATTAAACTCTGTTTCTAACTACAGCAGAGTGCATAAAAGTTTGTTCTTGTCTCACTCATCAAAAGAAAATTTAAGCAAGCACTGGAATAACACCACAACCTTTGAGCCATTTGAAGCAGAGTGTTATCCTTGTCATAAGATGCATCACGGATTTGACACTTGTGTTAGGGATAAAGAAACAGGTGGTGCATTATGTGCATCTAAAATACCAGTAGGTAAAGTTTACATGGATATAGCGAAGAACTTAAAATGAGTACATACTTACAATTATGCCAAGATATGTCCAGAGATATAGGTATTCCTGGAACTGGTCCATCAAGTGTAACAGCTTCTGATCTTTCAGAAGAAGAGCTTGCTGTTGTTCGCTACATTAAAAACGCAGATCTAGATATACAGCGTAGATGGTTCAACTGGAATTATCTATGGAGCGAAGCAAATATAGCCCCTTCGATTGGAGTGTCTACTCTAACCTCACCAGCAGATTTAGGCAATTGGAAATTAGATTCTATTGTCTTTAGTAAAGCTACAGATGACTATCAACAGTTAGACTTTATGGATTGGGAGCAATATAGACTTGAATACAAGCTTGGCGTAATAGACTCAGGAACTCCAGAAGTTTTCTCTATTAAGCCTGATAACGTTATAGATGTTTGGCCTACCCCAGATTCTACTACAACTATATCTACAGAATACTACAGAGTTCCTACAGAATTAGCAGCAGATTCAGATATATCTTCTATTCCTCCACGATTTCACAATATGATTATTGCTAGAGCAAAAATATATTATGGTGAGAATGAAGATGCTCCTGAAATACTTAGCGGGGCATTAGCTTCTTTTGAAGATTTGCTTGACAAGTTAGAAGCTGACCAACTTCCAGGCCAAAAGAATAGAAGGTTTTCTAAAGTTCAAGACTTATTTAATTATACAGTTAGGCCAGAATGACAAAATTAAGAAATAGGCGTTTAGCTCCTTCGGGACTTCAGTCAAAGTATTTTCCATTTACTGGTGGAATAAACCTTGTTGATCCTGCTTTATCTATAAGTCCTGGCGAGTGTGTATCTGCTGATAACTTTGAGGTTGATATCAGAGGTCGATACCAAAGGTTAGATGGATATGAGAGAGCAGATGGTCAAACTCTTCCATCAAATATTGTTTATTACAGAATGCCATTTACTATTGGCAAATCTTTGTTTGAACAGTTTGGATCTGATTATAACATTGGGTTTTTATTAAACATACCATCGCCTGGTGATTTAATAAAAGGTCAAACTACTGGGGCTGTTGGAGTAATACTTCAGGTAGAAATAGAAGGTATTGAGAGCGGTTCTAACGGTGGATCATTTTCAAATGATAATGCACAAGGTTATATTTACTATTCAGTTGTAAGTGGTCAATTTCAAATAGGCGAAACAATTAATATTTTTAACGCAGATAGCGCATACGGTAGCGCATTTAATATGGAGTATAGATAATGGCAGATACTAGACGTACTAGAGCATACTTACTTGGAACTAGTTTTCCAGATAATACTGTTGGCTCTATTTCAGCGCAAGACATGAGAGACTATGTTGTCTCTGCAATGGGTTCATATGCAAATATAAACAACAATGCGGCAGACGGAACTCCTGCGGCACAGGCAGTGGCGAATGGAACTACAGTCACTCTTGATTGGGCAGGAGGAGGTTCAGGCGCTAACGGCTCTGATGACACCGATGGCGCTACCTATGGAGCAGATGCTGACTACGCTAATGATCGTATTCGAATCTACACAAAAGGATTGTTCATGGCACAAATGAACATCTCTTACAAGCAAGGAACTGCGGGTAACGTACTGTGGACTTGGTTGCTTGCTACTCAGGCTGATGGTGGCGCGGTTGTAGAAAGTAACTTTAAAGTACAAAGACTTCTTGGCTCTTCTTCTGAGGCCGCGGCCATTGCTGCTGGAGGCATTATAGATACTACTGGGCATACTACACACTCTGATCTTCTTGTTCGATTGCGCCATGACCAAGGATCATCACAGAACATGCTATTTCAATACGGGCAACTTAATGTAGTTAGGGTTGGCTAATGGGTATCTACGCTTCTGCATATGTTTATGGCGATCCAGTATTAAGAGATGCTAGTGCTGATGCAAGCCTTTTGCCAGAGCTGCAAGAGCGTATTGAAAACCAAAGAGACCTTATAACTATTGTTCCTGGAGAAGGATCTGTTCTTGGCGTTTGGGTATACAACGGAGACATATATGCTTTTAGAAATAAGGTGGGCGGGGCAACCGCTGGAATGTATAAGTCATCTTCTTCTGGATGGACAGAAGTTAGCCTTGGTGAAGCATTAGATTTTGATGGCACCACTACAAATGGTGAGCCTACTCCTGGAGACACGGGCACCCCAACAACTTTAGTTGGCGCAACTAGCGGAGCAAGCGGAGACCTTCAGGGCATTAGTTATCATGGGTTGTGGGAAACAGGCGCTGCAGGAACAATGGTTTTTACTAATATATCTGGAGGATTTGTTGATAATGAAGATCTTCAGATGCCTCTTCTTGCTTTTGACGCAGGAACAATAGAGATAAGTGCTGGAGATACTATTACTGGTGGAACATCTGGAGAGACTGCTGAAGTAACAAGCGTTACAATTACATCTGGAACTTTTAGCGCAGGCACAGCTGTTGGATATTTTTCAGTAAAAAACAATAGTGGGACATGGACTGATGGAGAAGATATTACAGTTTCTGGGGTTAAAAGAGCAGAAGTTAATGGAGCATCTCAACCAACTTCTGTTACTGTAGCAAAAGCTAACGGTACTGTATACGAGCAAACAATTAATCCTGATGGTAAGTACGAGTTTATAAATTATAATTTTAGAGGTACCACGTCTGGCATTACTATGTATGGTGTCAATACTGTTGATAAGGGATTCTCTTGGGACGGTACTACGTTTACAAAGATAAACACAGGCACATCTGTAGATAAACCACAGCATGTTATAGCTCACACAAAACATTTATTTTATTCTTTTCCGAGCGGCTCTATTCAACATTCAAGTATTGCAGCGCCTAACAAATGGAGCGTAATAACTGGAGCTGCTGAGCTTTCTGTTGGTGATGTTGTGTCAGGATTCTCAACAGAAGTAAACGATGTGATGTCTATCTTTACCAGAAATGAAACGTTTATGTTGTATGGTTCCTCATCTCTAGACTGGGCTCTTAAAAGATTCCATCAAGGAACCGGAGCTATACCCTATACGCTGCAGAAAATGGATCAAACATTCTTTCTGGATGATAGAGGACTTACTTCTATATTTACAGTTCAAGCGTTTGGTGACTTCCAAGCAGCTGTTGCATCTGATGCTATTGATCCTTACATGCAGCAACAAAAAGAAAAAGCTATAAACTCTGTAAAGGTTAGAGCAAAGAATCAATACCGTTTATTCTTTAATGATAAAACAGGTGTTACGATGACCTATATTAATAGACAGAATAGAGGTATTATGCCGTTTACTTTAAAGCATCAACTATATTCTGTATGCTCTGCTGAAGATGAGAATGGATTTGAAGTTGTATACGGTGGGTTTGAAGACGGCTATGTAAGAAAGATTGATTCAGGTACTAGTTTCGATGGAGAATCAGTGCCATCATTTATTAGAACTTCTTATCATAGCTATGGATCACCACAAGCTAAGAAAAGATTTAGAGATATAAACCTAGAAGTTAATGCTGATACATCTACATCACTTACTATTCAGCCAAGCTTTGATTATGGTGGCACATACGACCCACGTACTTCACCAGCAGCATCAAGCTACACTGTACCTGTTACAGCGGACCAATGGACAGCAGCTGATATATCTAAT